TGGCCCACGACACACGGTTCAGCGGGAAGTGGATTTCTGCGAGGATCATTGCGTTGTTTCCTTCGGGGTTTCTACTGACGGACCATCCGTCACTACCTGAACCTTCGGTTCAAACGAAAAGAGGCACCCCGAAGGATGCCCCGTGTATGCTTGTGTCGTGAGGTAGTCGGGGGCTTACGCCCCCTTCCGCTTCGCTGCCAGAACCTTGGCGAAGGCCACGAAGTCCAGTCCGTTGGACTTGATCAGATCCAGCACCAGATCCGCCAATTCCTCTTCGGTCTGAACCTTCGGTTTGGCAGCGACCGGGGCGGCAGCATCTTCCCCCTTCGGGGTGGCCTTCGGCTCGGCCTTGTCCTCGGCCCGTTTCCCGGCACCAGAGGCTTTGCCTTCGGCATCCTTGAGGCGTTTCCGAATGGCCGAAACCCCAAGGGTTTCCAAAGCACCGGCCTTGTTCAGTTTCTGAACCTTGGTCCAGTTGGCGGCGAGGAACATCGCATCGGTCCTATCCTGACGGGACATGGTGGACAGTTCGGTCTTGGCGACATACTGGCCGAAGGCCTTGTCATTATCCCCGAAGAGGGTCTTGATCCCCAAGAGGATCATGCCGATTTCCCGATAGTTGTCCAGCATCTGCTCCTGAAGGAGCCACATGTTGTCATACACGGCGGTGGCATGTTTCACGGCGGCATCAAGAGTGTAGGACGACTTGCCAACCTTGACGGTGGCATCGGAAGCGACGGTGACATTAGCGATGTTCGACATGGTGTATTCTCCGGTTTGCCCTTTGGGGCGGTTTCAGTCTGCCGATTTGTTTCGACCCATTTACAAAAGCACGGCAAATCAGCCCTGTCAACACTTTTTTATCCGAAGGATAGCGACAAAAATTCTAGTGCCGGACGGTCCGTCAGTAGCCAATCCTAAAGGATTGAATTGCCCAAAGTTTTCCTAGGCATTATGCGAAAGAAAAACTATGGGGCTTCCCAGCTCCCCTTTTCGGAATGCTACCCTAAAGGGTAAGGCCTCGGCTTTGGGGTTGTCAGGATTTATCCGAAGGATAGGCTAGGGGATAGGGTCTGCTACTCTGAAAGAGTAACGGGGTGGTGCTTCCTCTTGCTGCTTTTGACCAAACGGTAAAAAACGCTATGGATTCTACCGCCATTGTGCTAAAGCACAAAGAATAATTCTATGGATATCCAAGGGATATCAGTATGTTAGGCCTAATGACATGTCATGATGTAGCATATGATGCCTAGGCTACCTATACGTCATGGCATAGGGGTGGGGGCATGGGCCACAGGGGGGGTGCCTGTATGCGTATACCCATTCTGCCAGCGGGGAGTATTTCATAATCTGTTAACTACTTAAATGCTGAGTGGTTAACATACTCGACACCACTGTACATGAGGTAAAATGATACCACAGTTATAGAAGGTCATAGGAGGCTCATACAGAGCGTCTCTGAGTCTCAGGTAGGGTGACTTGGAAAAAGTAGAGATGGCCTCTCCTTGCCTCTCTTTAGGGGGTTTTTAGGTAGGTTCGGGGTGTTATCCTCGATGTTGGTGTCAGTGGGAGGTAGGAGCTTAGGTTTCTAGATTTATTTGAGATGAGGTATTGACAAAAGGAGGAAGGCGGGTATATACTCTAAGAGTACCATGATGAGATACATCATGTAGCCTTAAGTACTTATCATCTCTTATAGTAAATATCTTATGTAAGAGATACCTTAAGCTCCTTCATGTATCTCTTTATGTATATATAGGTAGGATGTAAAAAATTTCAAGGCCCTTGAGGTAAGATTTTTTCTGTGTCGTTATCTAAGATAGAGCTTGACTCTACGACACCCAAAGGTATAACTACGCATGAAGTACTATGCAGATGAAGACGTACTCACACAATTCTACAATGCCTTAGCCGACCAAGATGAGGGCAAACTGAGAAGAGTTCATATCCCTCGTTCGGATGTGTTCTATGTTCGGGAAGCCATTCACCAGAGGACTGGCATACGTTACACCCTCGACAGGGTTGAGAGAGCAATGTATCTAGAAGGACACCTACGAAAAGGGGATGTCCTAGAGCCAGACAGAAAGAGAGACTGGGAATGACTTATAGCCTTGGTCCAACCTCTAAGCAGAAGCTGCAGGGGGTACACCCTGATCTTGTTGCTGTGGTTGAGAAAGCAATCACCTTTACAAAAAAGGACTTTACGGTACTTGAAGGCCTGAGAACGGCTGAAAGACAAAGACAACTGGTTGCTGCTGGTAAGTCCAAGACTCTCAACTCTCGTCACATCACTGGTCATGCTGTAGACCTAGCTCCTTGGCCTGTCAATGGAGACTTTGATGAGGATGGGATTCTGAACATTGCTGACTGGGACGAGTACTACCCTATTGCTGATGCCATGAAGCAGGCTGCTCATGATCTTGGTATCTCTATTGTTTGGGGTGGAGATTGGTCGAGCTTTCCCGATGGTCCTCACTATGAGTTGAACCGGGAGGTGTACCCCAAATGAGCCAAGAAGAAGCATGGCACCTTTCTAAGTCCATCCCCCTCACCCTAGTCTTTGCGATTGCTTGTCAAACACTTGCCCTTATCTGGTTTGTAGCAAGTATGAGAAATGATATTGATGCTGCACAGAAAGACCTTGTGAGACACGACACACGAATCTCTGCCTTGGAGGATACCGTTCAGGCTCAGGCAGTGACAATGGGTAGAATTGATGAGAATATCAAAGCTATTCGTGAAGCAGTAGATCAGATGAAGGCAGTGGCAGTAAAAGAATGAAAACGTACAAACGTGAGCTGGCTGTCGTTCTCTTAGTCTGGCTGGCTTACGTTGTAGAGGTGAAGGAACCAAGCCTTGTTGAAGTTCTTGTCTGGCCTATCTTCACCTACGTTATGGCTGCTTTTGGTTTTGATCAGTACGCCAAGCTGCAACAGTCTACCCCTAGGAATGTTGACAGGGGGCGGTCCCAACGTAGCGGCCAACGTCCAAGCGGGGAAGACCAACTCCCAGACCCTAGGGACTACGAAAATACTAGAGCAGAAGACAAATAGTGGTGACATCAAGGCCACAGATTCTAAAGTTTCTGCAGAACAGATAGATAAAGTCACTGTCAATGAGGTCCAGCCTTGGGTAGTACTACTCCTAATCCTTGGTTGGCTACTCCCCTCGCCCAATGAGATTGCCAGATGGATCACTAACCTCTTCAAAAGGAAGAAAAATGGCGAAGAAAGACCCCAGACTGGAGAGAGTAGGAGTTTCGGGCTTCAATCAACCGAAGAGAACTCCTGATCACCCTAAGAAATCCCATATTGTGGTGGCTAAAGAGGGTACTCAGATCAAAACTATCCGGTTTGGGGAGCAGGGAGCCAGTACTGCAGGCGCTCCTAAGGCTGGTGAGTCTGAAAAGATGACCAAAAAGCGGGCTTCCTTCAAGGCAAGACACGCTAAGAACATTGCAAAGGGCAAAATGTCTGCTGCATACTGGGCCGACAAGGTGAAATGGTGAAGAAATGATGATGATGGGCTTGATGACTCCTGAAGAGGAGCTGCCTACAGCTAAAGGAAATGGTGAAATCACCTCTTGGCTCATGGAATACTGGCATTTGGGGCCTGAAGTGGGTTCTCCCAAACCCGGAGACAACAAAGACTACTGGGCTGAACTGGCTAAGGTCTGGAATGTTGATGAAAAGGTTGCACGTAACCGTTTGTGTGCCAACTGTGAGTACTTCTCTGACACTCCCAAGATGCTTAAGGCTATGGAAGTGATCCCATTCAACAAATTTGATGAAACTGGTGGGGGCAGAGGCTTTTGTAGCAAGTTTGATTTTATTTGTCATAACCTTAGAGTCTGTCAGGCTTGGGAAGGTGAGGAGGAAGAAGATGGCGAAGATGACTAAGAAGCAAACCGCTAAGGTTGCTAAGGTTATGGGCGAATTTAAGGACAAGACGCTGCATGGTGGCATCAATCCTAAAGGCCCGAAGAAAGCTCCTGTTGTGAAGTCCCGCAAGCAGGCTATTGCTATTGCTCTAAGTGAAGCAAACAGCATGAAAAAGGGCATGGCTAAGGGCGGCATGACTAAGGGAGGTAAATGCTAATGGCTAAGACGTATCGTACAGCTACTGAAAAAGATATTGCCAAAGGTAGAGGTAAATCTACGGATGAACTGAGCCTTGCAGAAGCCACTGCTTACTTCAATAAGCGGTCTGCTGAAACTGGTGCTAAGAAATTCCGCTACAAGGGTGAAGTGTACGACCTGTCGGGCAATAAGTCCACGGTTGTTACTACTCCCAAGCCTAGTACTAAGGCTGCTGACGACAAGCCTATGCGTCCTAGAGCGCGTCCTGCTGCTCCTGAGAAGCCTGTGAACACTGTTCGTCCTGAAGTTCCTCAGAAACCCAAAGCTGCTGCTCCTGCCCCTAAGAAGTATAGCGGGCGTGGTGATGGGGCTTCGGAAGTGTCTCGTCGTAAAACAGATGCTGCTCGTAAAGCGCAAGAGGACATGTCTGACAAGGCCAAAAAGGTTGCTGCTGGTGGTGCCGCTCTTGGTGCTGCTGTGGTTGGCGCACGGGCTGCTCTTAAAGGTGGGGTAAAACCTCCTCGTAAGCCTGCTACCCCCACTGTTACCAATCCGAAGTATAATCCTAGATCCGGTACAAAGACTGGCTTCCAAGGCAAGTACGAGACTAGTGTTGGTCGTCCGGGTTACTACGATTCCAAACGGAGTCTCTCAGGCAACCCTGAACCCATGAAGTATGTTGGTGGTGGCGGTAGAGCTACTGCTCCGGGTGCAGAGAAAGACGACAAACTTCCGCTGTTCAGCAAGGGCGGTATGGCAACCAAAGGTAAGAAGTAATGCAGTATCTTCCATCCCCAAACAAAGCAACTCGCGCAAAGTCCTTCTTTGGGGATGTTAAGACTACGACTGAGACTGCAATCTATACTTGTCCCCCAAACTGTACTGCTGAGGTTACTTTCCTTCACACAATAAACGTGACTGGTACAAACACTGTCACCATTAAAGTCTATGTGGCAGCACAAGCCTACTCCTCTAACTTTCTTGCAGGCAAGAACTTGGGTGCTGGTGATTATATTACTTTTGTTCCAACGCAAATCTTTCTTCAAGCTGGGGATCAAATTCGAGTCACTACTGCAAGTGCTGGTCACGTTGATACTATCGGTAGTGTCATCGAAACCTTTATTCCGGTGGGCTGATAATGGGTAGAACTAACGAGGCTCTCTGGGAAAGATCCAAAGCAGAAGCTAAGGCAAAGATGGGTGGAAAACACTCAGCCAGAGCAATGCAACTTGCAGGTAAAATCTACAAGGACAAGGGTGGAGACTACACTGGAGAAAAGACCGAGAGCCAGAAGTCTATGACTAAGTGGACTAAAGAGAAGTGGGGTACGAAGTCTGGGAAGAACTCTACCCTAGGCCCTAAGGCTACAGGGGAAAGATACCTCCCAGAGAAGGCCCGTAAAGCCCTTTCAAGTGAAGAGTATAAGCGTACCAGTGAGAAGAAAAAAGAAGACACGAAGAAAGGCAAGCAGTTTTCTAAACAGCCAGAAGGCATTGCCAAGAAGACAGCGAGGTTTCGGAAATGACTAGACAACTGACTGAGATGCAACAGAGGTTCCTTGAGGTTCTCTTTGAAGATGAGGCCAAGGGTGACTTTGTGAAAGCCAAGAAGTTGGCAGGCTACAGTGAAACCTATTCCACTAAACATATTGTGGAATCCCTTGAGAATGAAATTGCGGAACTGACCAAGAAGTTCCTCTCGCGTGTAGGTGCTAAGGCCGCTTACAGCATCTATGAGGTTATGCAGAATCCCACCGACCTTGGGAACAAAGAGAAGATGCTTGCTGCAAAAGACTTGCTGGACCGTGGTGGTTTCAAGGCAAAGGATGAAGTTAAGGTGGAAAGTTCTGTGCCACTGTTCATTCTGCCTGCAAAGCAAGAAGCTCTTGACAGCGACGAGTAATTACTGTAAAAGTGTTGTATGGCAAAGCTTAAGAAAGAATGGAAATTACCCAAACCTACTGACCACGGTGACCACTATGAGTGGAAGCCTGTAGTCCGTGTAGGTAGAGTTGTACCTTTTGGATACAGAGAAGATCCTCAGGACATTGATGTACTGCTACCAGTGACAGAAGAGTTAGAACTTCTTGAGCAAGCAAAGAAACATTTGAAAAGGTACTCCTACCGTGCTGTTGCAGCTTGGCTGAGTGAACAAAGCGGTAGGAACATTTCTCATGTTGGATTGTATAAGAGGTTAAAACTTGAACACAAGCGTAAGTCAGAAGCTGCAACGCAACGTTACCTTGCCGAAAGGTACAAAGCGGCCCTCGAAAAAGCCGAAAAGCTTGAAGGCAGAATCGGAACCACAGGTCCAACCATCACCAGTTCTGACAGTACCAGCGACAGCGAAGCCTGAGGCTATCAACGTCAAGAAGGCCCAAGAGGTTATCTTTCAACCTAACCCCGGCCCTCAGACAGAGTTCCTTTCCGCAAGTGAGCAGGAAGTTCTCTATGGTGGTGCAGCAGGTGGTGGTAAGTCCTACGCTATGCTTGCTGATCCTGTGAGAAACTTCACTAACGAACACGCTAAGATGCTCCTTGTTCGTAAGACTACAGAGGAACTTCGGGAACTTGTAGCTGTCTCAAAGATGCTGTACCCTAAAGCTATCCCCGGAATCAAGTTCCTTGAAAGGGACAAGACTTGGGTAGCTCCCTCTGGTGCATCACTCTGGATGAGCTATCTTGACTCTGATGATGACGTTACTCGCTATCAGGGACAGGCCTATAGCTGGATTGGTTTTGACGAACTTACCCAGTGGGCTAGTCCTTACGCTTGGAACTATATGCGTTCTCGTCTCCGTACCACTAAAGATAGCGGGTTGAAACTCTATCAGAGAGCAACGACAAACCCCGGTGGTGCTGGTCATTCATGGGTTAAGAAGACCTTCATTGATCCCTCTCCCCCTAACAGATCGTTCTGGGCAAGAGACATGGAGACTGATGAAATCCTATTGTGGCCCAAGGGTTCTATCAAAGAAGGCCAGCCTCTCTTCAAGCGTAGGTTTATCCCTGCCACCTTGTTTGACAATCCCTACCTTGCAGAAGATGGGATGTATGAAGCTAACCTTTTGTCTCTTCCTGAGTATCAGCGTAAGCAACTACTTGAGGGTAACTGGGATGCGGCTGAGGGTGCTGCCTTTGCAGAGTTTAACCGTAAACTGCATGTGATTGAGCCTTTCGATATCCCTAACAACTGGCCCAGATTCCGTGCAGCAGACTATGGCTATAGCTCCCACTCTGGTGTCCTCTGGTTTGCAGTAGCACCTAGTGACCAGTTGATTGTGTACCGTGAACTCTACGTCTCTAAGGTTCTCGCAGAAGACTTGGCAGACATGGTGCTTGAGCAGGAGAGTGGGGAGAGAATGCGCTATGGCGTACTTGACTCCTCCTTGTGGCACAAGCGTGGTGACACTGGCCCTAGTATTGCAGAGCGTATGATCATTCGTGGTTGTCGTTGGCGACCAGCAGACAGAAGCAGAGGCTCCCGTATTGCAGGGAAGAATGAAGTCCACAGAAGATTGCAGATTGATCCTTACACAGAAGAACCTAGGATGCTTATCTTCAATAACTGTAGAAACCTGATTTCTCAACTACCATCCCTTCCACTCAGCAAGACTAACTCTGAGGATGTGGATACGCACTCTGAGGACCACCTGTACGATGCTCTTCGTTATGGTGTTATGACAAGGCCTAGAAGTCATCTATCTGACTTTGAAAGTGGGAACTACGATAAGGGTTTTCAGATGGCAGACAGTACCTTTGGATACTAACCTAAATTGGATATGAGAATGGAAGAAGACAACGTTTCCACCGACAGCATCAAAATGCTGGCTGTTGATGACACCGTAGGTAGTTCAGACACCGACAAGGCTGCAGGAGGTATTGTTGCCTATGTTGAGGAACGCTTTAGCAAAGCAGAAGATGCTAGGCAAACAGAAGAGACTCGGTGGATTCAAGCATACCGCAACTACCGTGGTATCTATGGGCCTGATGTCCAATTCACTGAAACAGAGAAATCTCAAGTCTTTGTGAAAGTGACTAAGACCAAGGTGCTTGCTGCTTTTGGTCAGATGTCTGAGGTTCTCTTTGGTGGCAACAAATTTCCCATTACGATTGATCCGACTACGTTGCCTGAGGGTGTGGAAGAGAGTGTCCACATTGAGACTAACGACGAAGTTAAGAAGGCAGAGAAGGCAGCTAAACTTGAGCCTCTGCTTCCCGGTGAGACTATGCAGGCGTACAGAGAACGTCTTGGTCCGCTGAAGAAAGAGCTTGAAGCTGTCAAGGATGTGCGTCCCGGCCCCGGTCTGACGCCTACTCAGGTGACTTACGAACCTGCAATGATTGCTGCCAAGAAGATGGAGAAGAAGATCCACGATCAGCTTGAGGAATCTCAGGCTAAGAAGCATCTTCGTTCTACTGCCTTTGAGTGTGCGCTGTTTGGTACTGGCGTCATGAAGGGTCCGTTTGCAGTTGATAAAGAGTATCCTAAGTGGGATGATAAGGGTGACTACAACCCGATTATCAAGACTGTCCCTATGGTTTCTCATGTGTCTATCTGGAATTTCTACCCTGATCCAGATGCAAACAACATGGAAGAAGCAGAGTATGCCATTGAGAGACATAAGATGTCTCGTAGCGAACTCCGCAAACTTGCCAATCGACCCTACTTCCGTAAGAATGAGATTGAACTCGCAGTTAAGTATGGCCCAAGCTACACCAAAGAGTGGTGGGAGCAGGCTATGGAAGACGATACCCAACAGGCTCAGACTGAACGCTATGAAGTCTTGGAGTTCTGGGGTAATGTAGACAAAGAAACTCTTGTAGAACATGGTGTGACTATTCCCCGTGAACTCCGCAAGAAGCTGGAAGTGTCTGTAAACATCTGGATCTGCAATGGTCGTGTTCTGCGTCTTGTGATGAATCCCTTCACCCCTACCATTATCCCCTTCTACGCTGTCCCCTACGAAATCAACCCGTATTCCTTGTGGGGTGTTGGCGTTGCAGAGAATATGGACGACACTCAGACGTTGATGAATGGCTTTATGCGTATGGCTGTGGACAATGCTGCACTCAGCGGTAACTTGATCATCGAAGTGGACGAGACTAACCTTGTTCCCGGTCAAGACCTTAAAGTGTACCCCGGCAAAGTCTTCCGGCGTCAGGGTGGCGCTCCGGGTCAGGCTATCTTCGGTACGAAATTCCCCAACGTGTCTAACGAGAACATGCAGATGTTTGACAAGGCCCGTGTACTTGCTGATGAATCGACTGGCTTCCCCTCGTTTGCTCATGGGCAGACTGGTGTGAGTGGTGTTGGTCGTACAGCCTCAGGTATCTCCATGCTGATGTCTGCTGCTAACGGTTCTATCCGTACTGTGGTTAAGAACATTGACGACTACCTGTTGGCTCCGCTTGGTAAAGCCCTATTCAGCTTCAATATGCAGTTTGACTTTGACCCTGAGATTAAGGGTGACTTGGAAGTCAAGGCTGCGGGTACTGAGTCCCTGATGGCTAATGAAGTTCGTTCTCAGCGTCTCATGCAGTTCCTTGGTGTGATCCAGAACCCTGTGCTTGCACCCTTTGCTCGTCTGGACTACATCGTCCGTGAGATTGCAAAGTCTATGGACCTTGATCCTGACAAGGTTGCCAACTCTATGCAGAGAGCAGCCATCCAAGCAGAGATCCTTAAGACCTTCCAGCAGAGCCAACCTCCTGCACCGCAGGGTGGACAGCCGGGACAACCTCCTGCTGCTCCTGCTGGCGCTCAGGCTGCTGATACGCAAGGTTCTGGCGGTGGCACTGTGGGTACTGGCTCTGTCCCTACTCCGGGTGAGCAAGGCTTTAGTGCTAACACTGGCGAAGGTACACAATGAACCTAAAGCCTTTCGTGAACGACAAAGAACTGTGGCAGGATTTCCTTGAGGAGCTTGGTCTTCGTATTCAAGCCTGCCACAAAAAGCTCGAACAAGCCTCTGACCCTGCGGACATGTATCGCGCTCAAGGGGAGATTGCTGCTCTCCGTAAACTTGAACAACTTCGTGACAAGGTGAATGCCAAATGACTCCTGAACTCAAAAAAGCTATGGACGAAGTTGCTGCAGTCTCTAAGCCAAGTGAGCTTGCAGCGGACCTCTCTGCTGCTGGATACAATGATCAGGATATTCAATCATACCTAGCGCCTGCCCTTCAACCAACATCTTGGTCAGCAGAGCAGGATCGTGACAGACAGGGTAATGCTCCTAGTGAAACTCTAGCAGAGTACAAACCTACTTGGAGAGACAGCCTAAGAACCAATATTGAAACCCTTGGAGAGAAGGCTGGTGTCCCTAACCCTGAGGATCTTGCAAGAGACATTGCAGGCGATGCTTTCTCTATGGGTCTTGTAGATATTACCCCTGCAAGTATTCCTCTAGGTATTCAAGAGGGTGTCAATCAGGCCGCTGCTGGATACCGTACTGGCGATAAGACAGACATGGCCTTGGGGGCTTTGAATGCAGGGCTTAACGTTGCTGCTGCTATCCCCGGAGCTAAGGCTGTCACCAAGGGGTTGGATAAAGTCTCTGAAAAGCTCCTGAGAAACTACGATCCAAACGTTTTGGGCAGTAATTTTGGTAATGTGGCTTCTGCCACGAAGAGTAAAGTCTTTGAACTCCCAATATTCAGTACGGGTGATATCCCTCTGAAGCCGGGAGCAGCATCTGTTGCAGAGTTCTACAGCCCTGTGGTAGAGACTATCAGGAATGCAGAGTTCCCTTCTAAAGGGTACAAGGGTAGTGAGCTTATGAAGCTACTCCAAGATAAAACTCCGGGTGTTCGTAAGGCAGAACTTGATGTGATGGACTTGGGGATCGACCCCCAGAAGCGTTATACTAAGGAAGAGGTTCTTGGTCTTGCAGAGCAACGCTCCTACAAAGTGACTGCAGAAGTTCAAGACAATGACATCTTTAAGCTCGACCAACGACAGGACTTAAGAGATCCTGAAGTGGACTACTCCACTCTGAAAATCAATGCTACGCCTGTCTCTGCAGAAAACCCTGCTTTTCTTCCAAGAATGGGTAAGACCCACTACGACCCAGAAACTATTGCACATACGAGAGTATCTGTAAGAAGTGGTCAGGATGGTTCAGAGTACTTGCTTGTAGAAGAGATTCAATCGGACCTTCTGCAGAAAGGTTTTATCAAACCCCGTGGAGCCATCTCAAGGGATGCTGCATATGATGAAGTTTTGGAAGGAGTTTCTGAGGGTATCCTTGCGGACAGTAAGTTTGCAAACACCTACTCTGCAAACAAAGAGTTCTTTGACAACTACTTCAAACTGTCCTCGGAGAGTTCTCGTCTCAATAATTTGAGGCAGACAGGGGCAGAGATTCCAGAAGCAGACTCTCAGGCGCTAGAGGCTCTTTTGAAGAAAACTCAAGACCTTTTTGAAGTAGCTTCTTCAAAGGGTGATGTAGATGACAAGTTCAACACCCTCTACAATAATCTGGACAATGCAGGTTGGGAAGAAGGTACACGCATTGACAGGCGTATGCAGCCTGTTGGTAAACCCCCTATTACTGAAGACTCTGATGCTGTTAGACTCTCTTTGCAGTCTGCAATGGCTAAGGCTGCTGACAGTGATGTAACATCTCTGGTTATCCCTAATGTAGAGCGTATTGTTGCTGCAAGAGCAAGACCGGGATCAAAAGAGTTTGCCCAGTATCTTGAACCCAACAGTGGTTTTCAAAGAACCTATACTAAAGGGGTAGACAAGTTTGTAAAGCAGCTTCAAGCCAAGTATGGAGATGCTATTAAGGTTGATATTGTAGAACTTCCTTACACAAAGCAAGTTCACTACTACGAAGGAAAAGAAATTCAACTTCCTACCACCGCTCTCCGTATTGACTTTAGTGGAGTGAAGGATGTGGACTTTAGGGTTTCGAGATTTGCCGAAGGTGGCATGGTAGAGGATAATCAAATGAATAGACTGATGGCCGAAGGTGGCATCACCGACGACGGGATGAACATTGAACCTGTAACGGGTAATGAAGTACCTCCGGGTTCTCTCTCTAAGGAGGTGCGGGATGATATTCCTGCTAAACTCTCTGAGGTCGAGTATGTTGTCCCTGCAGATGTTGTGAGGTTCTTTGGTGTGAAATTCTTTGAAGACATCCGTATGCAGGCTAAACAAGGCCTCTCGGAGATGGATGCTGATGGTCGTATTGGTGGAGCCACTGTAGATGCTAATGGTGTCCCGGTTGAAGGTCAAGACGAAGAGCTTACGCCAGAAGAAGAACAGATGCTGATGGAAGCCCTTGGGACTTCTGGCATGGCCGAAGGTGGTATGACTGAACGTAACCCTGCCTTTGGTGCCAAGACTTTTGACCGCAGTACTTTCTCTATGCCCAAGAATGGTGGCTTTGAGAGCCGTATGTACTACAACCCTGCAACCAAAGAGAAGAAGTCCTTTCAGTTTATGAATGGTAATCCGATTGGTGTTATCCCTGCTGGCTTTGTCCCCTACACAGAGGGCATGGAGACTCAGGCTCCTGTTGCACCAACGACTGCCCCTAAAGTGCCGGATACTAATGAAGCCATTCCTTCTACTCCCAACACTAACTCTGGTGGCACTGGGACTATCCCTACAGCGACAGGCACTGGGACTGGATCTGGTGGAATCAACTATCAGGCTTGGGCAGACAAGAACAAAGAAGCCATCATGGCAGACCCTTACCAGTTTGGCGTAAATGCGCTGGCTGACACTAGCGGGAAGAATCTCTCTAAAGGTTTGGGTGTCGCTGGTATGGCTACTGCAAACCCCCTGCTGCTTGGTGGGTCTGTGGTGTCAAAGAACTTCAACAAAGTCCAAAACATTGCAGAAGCAAATGCTGCTCTCAAAGTTATGGAGTCTAAGGGTATGGTAGAGACACCTCAGTATAAGCAACTGCAGAAACAGATTGAGTCTGCAACCTCTGACCTTCCCCTGATCACGGAACTTGCAGTGAAGAATGATGTGGCAGGTACAGGTGACAGCTACTTCAAGGCCCTCACAAAGGGGACTACGCCTACTACTATGACCAGAACTCCTGCTAAACCGGGACTTGCCACTCCTACTCCTGCTCCTGTCAAAACTTCTGTTGGTGTGACTTCCACCCCTCTCCCTACCTCCCGCTCTGATTCGGGTGCCTCTAGTACCTTTAAGGCTACTACTGCCCAGACCCAGAAGAGCAAAGACATCTCGTCTGGTAAGACTGCTGCTGCGGGTAAGAGCTACACTTCCAAAGGTGGCTACACTTCTGGTAGAGCAGAAGGTGGTTTGGTTAAGAAAGGTGCAAAGGCTAAGTCAAAAGGTCTTGCATCTAAGTAACAAGTGTGCTATTGATAACGATAAGGCTACTCAGCTACGGCTGACCCCAACATAAAGGAAACCTGATGTCTGTTACTAAAGTCTACGTTGATTCCAGCTACAACAACAGCCGCAATAGACAGCGGATTGAAGAAGCTGAGAAAGAACTTGAAGCTCTTATGAATGCACCTGCTGAGGCTCCGCAAGAAGAGCCTAAGGTAAAAGAGCCTGAACCAAAAGCGGAAGAAGAACCTCTGGGTCCAGAGGAAAAGTCCTTCAAGAAACGCTATGGGGATCTGCGTAGACACCTCTCTGAAAAAGAGAAAGAGTGGGAAGCAAAGTTTGAAGAGCTTAAGGCTTCCACTGAGAAGCGCCAAGTGCTTCCCCCCAAGTCGGATGAGGACATTGCTGCATGGGCCGCTAAGTACCCTGATGTCGCATCCATTGTTGAGACTATCGCCACTAAGAAGGCAGAAGAAAAACTCTCAACCTATAAAAACAAGTTCGATGAGTACGAGAAGGTTACTTACGAGACTTCACGGAACAAGGCTATGAATGCTATCCGTGCAGCCCACGAAGACTTTGACGAACTCCGTGCCTCAGATGAGTTTCATGTCTGGGCTGATGAACAACCTCGTTGGGTGCAGGATGCTCTCTACGAAAACGAAGAAGATGCCCGTGCTGTTATTCGAGTTCTTGATCTGTACAAAGTTGACAAGGGTATGAACCCCTCAGCTAAGAAAGAGAAAGTCAAGGAAGCTGCCTCTATGGTTTCCCCGAAGAGCAAGACCAGCGTGGACTTCGATGACTCTGGTGAAAAGATCTATGAATCTAAGGTTCAGAAGATGAGCATGGATGCTTACGCCAAGAACGAAGCTAAGATCATGGAAGCGATCCGTAAAGGAAACTTCGTGTATGATGTTAGCGGTGGTGCAAGATAACTCTTGACAACACATAGACTATCACTATAACTACAGACAAATAGCTATGGCCTCTTCGTGACACCCGCAGCTATTTGTCTTTCCCCAAAGCTTAATCATTCACTAAGACTTACCTGATTTGTGCAGGCCCATCGTCCACAAGCTATAACTGATCCTTATAGTCCATAGACGATGCACCCTAGAAACCGTCAGCCTCTTGTAGTGGTGTTTAGCTTCTAAACAAAGCCAAATATCATAGGAGGATTTCTCATGGCTTTCCAATCCGCTGCAGGTTATAGCAACCTGCCCAACGGCAACTTCTCTCCGGTAATTTACTCGAAGAAAGTTCAACTCGCGTTCCGTAAGTCCACCGTTGTTGGTGACATCACGAACTCGGACTACTTTGGTGAAATCTCTGCTCAGGGTGATACCGTCCGTATCATCAAAGAGCCGGAAGTTTCGGTGTCTCCGTATGCCCGTGGCACCCAAGTCCAAGCGCAAGACCTGCTGGATGCTGACTTCTCGCTGGTGATCGACAAAGCTAACTACTTTGCTTTCAAGAGCGATGACATCGAACAGGCTCACTCGCATGTCAACTTCATGGACCTTGCTACCAACCGTGCGGCTTACCGTCTGGCTGACCAGCATGACCAAGAAGTTCTGGGCTACCTGTCGGGCTTCAAGCAGACCACCGTTCACACGAATGCTGGTACTGTCAACGATCAGGTCAACGGGACCAAGGCCATCACCACGGCTGGTTCGGACGAATTGCTGGCTTCCATGAAGCTGTCGCGTCCCTCGTTTGGCAACCTGACCACTGCAGGTTCGGCTGGTGACTCGATCCCGGTTGCTGCTCGTCTTCCGGGTGCTACCGCTCTGCCGACCACCTACGTCTCGCCCGTCATGCTGATTAACCGCATGGCTCGTCTGCTTGACCAGCAGAACGTTGACAAGGCTGGCCGCTGGATCGTGATCGACCCCGTGCTGATGGAAGTTCTGTCGGACGAAGATTCGCGCTTCCTGAATGCTGACTTCGGCAATTCGGGTTCGCTGCGTAATGGTCTGGCTCTGACCAACTGGAACGGCTTCCGTGTCTACGTGTCGAACAACCTGCCGCAAGTCGGTACGGGTTCGTCCTTCGTGGGTAACTCCAGCGCCCAGTCCACGAACTATGGTGTGATCGTTGCTGGTCATGACTCGGCTGTGGCTACCGCTGAGCAGATCAACAAGACCGAATCGTACCGTGACCCGGACTCGTTCGCAGACATCGTGCGTGGTATGCACCTGTATGGTCGTAAGATCCTGCGTCCTGAGGCTCTGACCGTCGCTCGCTATAACCTTGCCTAATGGTAGGTTACTCTAGGGTGTCCCTTCGGGGGCACCTTTAACTGCCATACAACCTAGGAAAGGATTCTACTATGGCTATTTCGCAATCCCTCCGCAACCGTGCTGTGGTTGTTGAGAAGTTCGTAACCCTGCCGACCGCCTCTGGCACCATTGCTGGTCCCGCTGTTCCGGCTGGTACTGTTGTTCTGTCTGCTGGTGTGGAAGTTCTGACTGCTGTTCCGACTGTGACGACCTTTACGGTTGCTGCTTCGGATGGCACCACGACCTTCATGGCTGCTACTTCGATCAGTGGTGCTGCTACCAACACCATCCGCGCTGGTGTGACTCCGGGTTTCATCGCTGCTGCTGACACCGTTGACGCTGTGGCTGTCATTTCGGGTTCTCCGGGTGCCATCCCTGCACGTGTGTGGGCTGTGATCGTTGATGTGAATGACTGCGTTATCCAAGGCGCAGAAGTTGACCGCGACACCCTCGCGTAATTGAACTAACATAAGAGTATCCCTTCACGGGGGTACTCTTTCTCATGTCTAAAGGATAGACCTATGGCAACTCTTAATGATCGGGTATTCGATAACGGTCTAACTGTTTTGGATACTGAGGCTAACAAAATCACTATCTGCTCTGCTGAACCGACTACCTATACTCAGGCTAACTCCACACTTGCTCTGGGTAACAGCACTTCGCTTTCCATTGGCGCTCCTGCAGCGCGTTCTGGTGGTGGTCGTCAAGTGACCGTTGCAGCTATCACTGATGGCTCCGTTACTGGTACTGGTACTGCCACTCACTATGCTATTGTTGATACGGTTAATAGCCGCCTTCTGGCAACTGGCTCTTTGACAACTTCTCAGGCTGTGACTAGCGGAAACACTTTCACCCTGACCTCGACGACTATCGGTATCCCGGCTCCTGTGTAAGGTAGACTAAATGACTAAGCTAGTTAATCGTGCGAAGATGACCACCTCGACTACGGGGACAGGCACAATCACGCTTGGTTCTGCTGCAACTGGCTTTCAGTCTTTTGCCTCTGCTGGCATAGTTGATGGGGATTCTGTTCGTTACGTCATCGAAGATGGCAATGCTTGGGAAATTGGTACTGGGACTTATGCTTCGGCAGGTACGACGATAACTAGGACTCTTAACCAGAGCAGCACTGGTTCTCTCTTGAGTCTCTCTGGTTCTGCCACTATCTTTGTGACTGCTGCTGCGGCTGATATCCCTACACTCAATGGAGCTGATGGTACTGGTTCTTTGAGCCTTCCTGCTGGTAATACGGCAGCGCGTCCTACCCCCTCTGTAGGTATGATTAGGTACAATACGACCACAGGTTTGTTTGAAGCCTATGACGGGGCGTGGAAGAATATCCCACTGTCTGCCACGATGGTCCTTCCTGCTACCAATGGTCAGGTTCTTTACAACGTCCCCGGCACCTATTCTTGGACATGCCCTGCGGGTGTGAACTTCGTCTCCGTGATGGCAGTTGGCGGCGGCGGCTCTGGTTTCTGCGGTACACTTGTAGCAGGTATCTATAATGGCGGTGCTGGTGGCGGCGGTGGGGGC